CTTTCCTTCAACGGTTAAAATAAACATTAGACCATCTCACAGGCTTCTTGATAAGCATCTTGTATCATCTTTTGAATACGTGATTTATCAAGATCAACTTGTGCTTCTTCCACATACCTATTAAGGATGGATAAAGTATTTTCTGATTCAAATGCTTCAAAATTTTCGACATCATGAAGAATAAAATTCTCCACAACTTTTAATTCAGCCACATTAGCATTATACAACTTATCAATAAATTTTTCAAATTTTACTTGATTACTCTTTTTCCTTACAACTACTTTTACTATTTTGTTTTCCAATTCTCTTGCATCAAATAATTGATGATCATGATCATTGTAATAAATGATATGATGAAGTCTATATGGATTATTAACTGGAGTATGCTCCAGTGTTTCTGTATCAAATAAATGAAATCCTCGGTTCTCATCATCCACATCATTCCAAAACATCTCATAAGGATTACCCAAATAATAAATGTTATCTTGATTAGAACGACAATGATAATGACCAGAGAATGTTTTTTTAAATTTCTTAAATATATCCCATTCCATTCCATGTTCCATCATGTGACCTGGAGTTGCTCTAAACCCATTCAACTCAAGATGTCCCATACAAACAGGAGAATTTGACTTATTAATCATCGCCACACTTTTCTCTTTGTTCTCAGAATTAATCCAAGGTACAAGAAGAATACTTAAACCACCTACTTCTATAGGAGTGGTT